CTTCTCTGTGACATTTCGCTTTTCTGAAATCGGGGGTCAAAATCCAGTGAAGGGCAGGAAGCCGAAGCCGACAGCCTTGCGGCTTATAGAGGGAAACCGCGAGCATCGGACCATCAACGCGAAGGAACCCAAGCCTAAATCGTCGGCGCCCCCATGCCCGGAAGTCCTCGGCCCCATCGCCCGGAAGCACTGGGACTACCTAATCTCGGAACTTGAGCAGATGGGCACGCTGGCGCATTCCGACCAGGGAATCATCACCGCTGCTGTCGCCGCATATTCCCGGTGGTATCGGGCCGAGGAGCAGTTGCGCAAAGAGGAAGAGCGGACCGGGGAGTACGCGGAGACAGAAATCACTAAGGCCGGTAACAACATCCAGAATCCGCTTGTCGGGATCGCCAACGCCGCACTCGCCGCCATGGCGAAGTACGAGTCCGAGCTTGGCCTGTCGCCGACGGCCCGCACCAGGATTAAGGTCGAAAAAGATGCGCCGCAATCACGGCGCGAAAGGCTGTTGACATAGTGTGTCCGGAAAAACCAAAGGCGAAGACGCCGTCAGATTCTTCGAGCGCCGACTCACGCACACGAAGGGGAGCTTCGCCCGAAAGCCGTTCATTCTCGGCCCGTGGCAAAAGAGCATCGTCCGTGACATCTTCGGCACCTGCAAGCCAAACGGAATGCGGAAGATCAACACCGCATACGTCGAGGTGCCAAAGAAAAACGGCAAGTCGGAGATCGGCGCAGGGATTGCACTCGCTGGGCTGTTGCTCGATGATGAGCCTGGGGCCGAAGTCTATAGCGCTGCTTCTACCCGAGACCAAGCAACCATCGTCTTCCGGGTCGCAGCCCAAATGGTCCGTCAAGACCCCGTCCTCAACGGGATGTGCAAGATCGTTGACAGCACTAAAACCATCTACCTCCGAGACGACCCCAATTCATTCTACCGCGCCATCAGCGCAGACGCCGGAATCCAGGACGGAATCAACCCCCACGTCGTCGTGTTCGACGAATTGCACCGCCAGCGCAACCGAGACCTCTGGGACATCTTCCGATACGGCTCGCCAACCAGAGACCAGCCCCTTCTATTCGCCATCACCACAGCCGGCATCATCGGGGAATCCCCTATCTGCGAGGAGCAGCACGACTACGCAAGGCGCATTCTGCAGGGCACTTTCAGCGATCCGACTTATTATCCGGTTATTTACGGCCTTGACGACGACGAAGACTGGACCTTCGAAGGGGAACCGGGGCGCGGGAACCGGCCACCTACGGGGTGGTATAAGGCCAACCCGGCGCTCGGCGACTTCCTCCCGATCGACAGGATCCGGAACGAATTCCAGACGGCCATCGAAATGCCGTCCCAGCAAAACAGCTTCAGGCGCTTCCGGCTCAACCAATGGGTCGGACAAGAATTCCGTTTCCTCCCGATGGAGCATTGGAAGCTCTGCGGCGAGCCGTTTAACCCGAATGATCTCGTCGGCTGTGAGTGCTGGGGCGGCTTGGATCTATCGACGACCCGGGATCTCACTGCTTTTGCGCTGGTATTTAAGCGCGATGATCTCTTTTTCGTCCTCGTCCATTGCTTTATCCCTGGCGACGATATTCGGGAGCGCGCCCGAAAGGACAATGTCCCTTACGATCTATGGGCTTCTCAGGGCCTTATTCACGTCACGCCGGGGAACCAGGTCGACTACGGCTACGTCCGGAAGGTCATCAACGACCTCGCCAAGCTCTACGACATCCGGGAAATCGGCTTTGACCGATGGAACGCAACGCAGATCGTACAGGATCTCATGGGTGACGGCCTGACAATGATCCCCATCGGCCAGGGCTACGTCTCCATGAACGCCCCGACCGCTGAACTCCTCGCACTCGTTAAGGATCACAGGCTGCGGCACAACGGAAATCCGGTGCTGTCATGGATGGCTGACTGCATGAGCGTCAAGCAAGATCCCGCTGGAAACCTGAAGCCCGCAAAGCCCGATAGGATGAAAAGCAAAAAGAGGATCGACGGAATCGCCGCCATCGTCGACGCCCTCGCCCGTGTAATCGTCGCAGAGGACGGACTCATCGAATACAGCGGCATCAGGAGCATAAATGCGTAATCCGATCAAGCGCCTCGCCATCAAAACTGGCGCGTGGCTGGTGAAATCCGCCAGCGGCGTCACGTTCGACCCCATGAATGTCGAGTGGTACGCGCGAAATGGATACTCGCAAATCGCCTCGATCCTCGGCGCGGGCGGTCCATCGTGGTCGGGAGAGAGCGTATCGACAGAAAAGGCGCTCAATCATAGCGTGGTTTGGGCCTGTTACCGCATCATCAGCGAGTCTATCGGATTCATTCCCGCCGTTGTCATGCAGGAAGCAGAGGACGGAACGGTCGTTCCGGCCCGCAAACATCCCATGTATCGCGCCATGGACCTTGCGCCCAACGATGAAATGACCGCGCAGACAATGGCCGAGACCATGACCGGGCATTGCGTCCTAAGCGGGAACGGCTATTCTAAGATCGAGCGCCGAAGCGGAACCGGTACGGCAGTCAAATTGTGGATGCTTGAGCCGGGACAGGTGAAGACTGAGCGCGACCTCGCCGGTCGCCTGAACTACATCGTGTCCGTCAAGCATGAGTCCGACAAAACCTACACCGTGATTCCCGGTAGGCCGCACGACATCCTCCACCTCCGTGGTCTCGGGTGGGATGGCCTTACCGGGTACTCCGTGATTCACATGGCGCGTCAGTCGATAGGCGCTGCAATCGCCGCAGAGCGCAACGTAGGCACGTTCTGGAAGAACGGAGGGCGCAAACCGTACACGCTCAAGCTGAATCAGAAGCTCAAGGATGAGGAGCAGTTCAAGAAGTTCCGCGAGGACTGGGAATCGACCTACTCGCAGCCGAACAGGGTTCCGATCCTCGAACCGTGGCTGGACATGACAGAGCTCGGAATGTCCATGCGGGACGCGCAGATGCTTGAGTCCCGGCAGTTCTCCATCCCGGAGATTTGCCGCTGGTTCTCGATCTCGCCGCACCTTGTAGGCGACCTGTCCCGCGCGACGTTCAGCAACATCGAACACCTATTCCTCCAGTTCCTACAGATGACGCTACAGACGTGGCTCGTGCGGTGGGAATCGGAATTCTGGCGCTGCATCCTGACCGATGATGAGAAATCGCAGGGCTATATCCTGCGGCACAACGTCGACGAGCTCCTCCGTGGCGATTTCAAGACGCGGATGGAGGGCTACTCTCAGGCGCTTCAGAACGGCCACATGAGCATTGACGAGGTCCGGCACCGCGAGGGGCAGAACAAGCTGCCCGATGGCGCCGGGAGCCATTACCACATCCAGCTAAACATGCAGGAGGTGGGCAAAATCGGGGAGGCGCCCATCGAGGCGCAGCCCACAAAAAGTGGAATCCGGAGGGTGAAATAATGCCGCAAGCCATCGAAAGAAAAATGGTCGGCCTGTTCGAGCTCAAGAGCTTGTCCGAGGACGGGACATTCGAGGGGGCCGCCAGCCCGTATGGGGTTACGGACCTTGGGGGCGACATCGTAGAGCCCGGAGCCTTCACGAAGACTATCGCCGAGCGCGGGAGCAAGGTCCGCCTATTAGATGGGCACACGATCCGCGTCGGAATCGCCTCCGTGAGCGAGACGCCGACGGCGCTGATGGCAAAAGGCCGGCTTAACCTCGGGAAATCCGCTGGCCGGGACGCCTACTCAGACCTCAAATTCTATCAGGAAAATGGCCTGCCCATGGGCCTTTCCATCGGATACTTCCCCGTCAAGTCCGAACGCGACGAGAAAGGCATCCGTCACCTGAAAGAGATCCGCCTCCACGAAATCAGCGTGACCGAGTTCCCGATGAACGAATCCGCGACCGTCCATAGCGTGAAATCAATGGACGGAGCCGAGGACGCTCTGCAGAAAGCGCGCCAGTGCGTGGAGGAAGCCGCGAAACACATTGCATCAATCATGGATATTGGCACTTCGGACGGAGCCGCCGATGGCACTCCGGAAACCAAAGCCGCCGAAAACGTACCACCCGAGCCGGTTAAGGGCCACTCGGACAACGAGAGCGACGGGATCAAGAGCCTGCTGTCGCTCGTAACCGACAACCCTATTTACTGAGGATAGAACAATGGAACTGAACGAACAGTTCGAAAAGCTTCAGACTGAGCTCAAGTCGTACATGGACAAGGGCCGGGAGCAGCAGGAGAAGAACGGCACCCTTTCGACCGAGCTCAAGACCAAGATCGAAACCCTGCAGAAGCAGGTCGACGCCATCGACAGCAAGATGGCCGAGAACGTCAAGGCCACCACGCCGGTCGAGAGCGTCAAGGACTTCCTCGAAAAGCACGACAGCGTGCAGCGCCTCCTGAAGGACAAGTCTGGGTCCGCGATCATCACCCTCGATGGCTATCACGCCTCCCAGGTGGAGCGGAAAACCCTGATCGACTCGACGGCAGTCGGGTCGGCCACCAGCGGAATCCTGCAGATCGACCGCACCCCCGGCATCGTTCTGGATGCCCGTCAGGAACTCACCATCCGCAACGTCCTGACCTCCCGTCCGACCTCCATGGCGCAGATCGATTTCATCAAGGTGAATGCGGCCTTAGCGAAGGCGTCGCCGCAGGTCGAGGGGAGCCCGAAGCATGAGAACGCCGTCACCTTCACCACTGGCACGGCGCTCGTCCGCACCATCGCCACCTGGATCCCGGCCACCCGCCAGATCCTGGAGGACTTCGGGGAGCTCTACGGCTTCCTGATGGCGAATCTTCCCTTCGCCGTCAACCGCGAGGAGGAGCTCCAGATCCTGTCCGGTGATAGCACGGGGCAGAACCTGAACGGGCTCATCACGCAGGCGCAGAATTTCGACACGACCCTGCTCGGCGCCTCCGCCGGCTGGAACCGCATCGACATCATCGGTCGGGCCATCCAGCAGGTGCAGGCCGACAACGAGCTCAGGCCGTCGTTCATCGTCATGCACCCCGATGACTGGTGGTCGATCCGCCTGACGAAGGACTCCTACGGGCGGTACGTCCTCGGAGATCCCCAGGCGCCCATGGCGAACCCGAATCTGTTCGGGCTCAACGTGGTTGTGACCACGAACATCACCACCGGAACCTTCCTGATCGGCGTGGGCTCGCCGGTTGCGTCCGAAATCCGCGACCGCTCCGGCATGACAGTCGAGATTTCGACCGAGCACAGCACCTATTTCACGGAGAACAAGGTGGCGATCCGCGCGGAAAAGCGGCTAGCCCTCGTCGTGTTCCGTCCGAACTCGTTCGTGACCGGAAGCTTCACGACCTCGCCCGCGTAGCTCTTCAACCAACACGGGGCCGGAGCCTAAAAACTCCGGCCCCTTTCCTGCAGGGAACCCATGAGACTCGTAGCAAATAGGCAGTTGACGGGCGTGTACGGCACCGTAGCGCCCCATCAGGTGTTTGATGCGCCAGATGATGTAGGCGTCGAGCTCCTCCGCGACGGCAAAGCGCGCCGTCCCGACCCGCCAGTAGTCATCGAGACAAAGGTTTTCCGTCCTCCCGAGGTAGGGCCTGTCATCCCGTTTCGTGACGTGTCTGTGCCTGACCCGGAACAGGCGTCAGTGGTTGCCGCGCGCGATTCAGTGCTTTCAGCGCCAGACGTACCCGAACAAGGAGCTCCTGATACTGGCCGACGGAGAAAACGTCTCCGACTTGGCCCAAAGGGCAAGCGGTAGCGACGTAATCCGCTATATTCACGTTACCGAGGGCGCCACAATCGGCGAGAAGCGCAACCTCGGGAGCCAGATGGCGGACGGCGAGATCATCGTATCGTGGGATGACGACGATTGGAACGCTCCCGGCCGCGTGGCAAGCCAGGTTGAATTGCTTCAAAGTTCGCAAAAAGCGGTCGTATCCTACCACTCCATGTTGTTCACTGACGGCCTGCAGTGGTGGAAATTCAAGGGAATGTCCAATTCCAACCTCGGAACGTCGCTCTGCTACCTGAAATCATGGTGGGAGCGGCACCAGTTCCCGCATAGCCACATCGGTGAGGACGCCGGATTCATCGGCGACGCCATAAAGGCCGGACAACACGTTTCGACCGATGCAGGCGAGCTTGTAGTGGCAAGTATTCACCCCAACAACACCAGCGCAAAAACTCTTACGGGCAGCGCGTGGCAGCAGCTAATCCGATTCCAAGGGGTTCAAGGGTATCAATGAATGGCCTTTCCGTAATCATTCCTAGCCGCACAGCAACCAACCTGGGTC